CAAATCTCAACAACATTCACCCAAGTTTTTTATCCTTAAATTTTTTAACTTCACGCCTCACTCGTTGGGGCTTTTTATTTGAAGGAATATTAAAAATGTCAAAGCAACTTACACGAATTGAAGCAAGTTTTACTGCAGCACTCATGGCTAAAATTGATGCATCTGCTTACGAGTTTGGATCAAAAATAGATTACCTATCGATTGATTATAACAAGGCGACAGATGATGTATTAATCGGCTTAAAAAAGGATAAAGAGCCTGATTTAAGCCGTATCTCATTAAAAGAAGCACAATTTATCAGTTGGTTAATTCCCTATATTGTTTCTATGCAGAATCGTTCAGGGATTTCAATTCAATCCATCCAGGCTATTTATGATGGTGAAGGTTTAAAGCTCGATATTATGGTGAATGACGATGCTAAACAGTGATTTTCAGAAGCTTTATGTAGACGGTTTAATTACCTTATTTGAATTAGATGCCAACGCTTTAGGTGCTGGCATCTTACGTTTCCATGGTCATATTTCATTCCAAGATTGGGAAAAGATTTATAGCTCGATTGGTTCTGATGGTCCGATGGTTACTGATACTGGTGATAAAAAAGTTTGGCATCGTAACATCATCTTTGATGGTCAAACATTTGAACCCATGGCACTGGAAGTCAGTGGTTTAGAAATGCGAAGTGATGGTAAGGCTTCCGCACCTACTTTAAGTTTAGCCAACAATATTAATGGCATACAGGGTGCAGTCACTGCATATTGTTTACAGTTTGGAGATTTTGCTGGGGCAAAGCTTAAAGTCATAACCACCTTAGCCAAATATCTGGATGCTGAAAATTTTAGCACTGGCAATACTACTGCCAATTCAAGCGAGAAACGTGAGCAGATTTGGTTTATTGAACAAAAGACTTCTGAAAATGCTCAGCAGGTAACCTTTGAACTTTCTAATCCAGTGGATTTTGAAGGGCTAAAGATTCCTACACGACAAATCTCAAATTACTGCAACTGGGAATATCGAAGTGAAGAATGTGGCTACATCGGTGCAGCAATGTTTACCGAAAAAGATGAATCGACAGACAATCCAGCGTTAGATCGATGTAACTATCGAACATCAGGTTGCCGTTGTCGTGAGAATGAGCTTCATTTTGGTGGATTCCCTGCATCTTCAATGGTGTAAAGATGAAATTAAATAAAAAACTCAAAGCAGCGATTCTATCTCATGCTAAACAATCTTACCCCGCAGAATCTTGCGGGGTGATTGTTTCTGGTGAGTACATTCCATGCCGTAATGTCGCTGAACATGGTCAATTTCAAATCCACCATGAAGATTTGGCGAATGCTGAAGATCAAGGGGAAATTCAAGCCTATGTTCACTCACATCCAAATGCGACAGCACGAGCATCTGATTTAGACTTATTGCAAATTGAACTTCATGAAAAGCCATGGGTGATTTGTGCATATCCTGAAGTTGAGTTTCAGGTCTATGAACCCTGTGGTTATAAAGCACCACTCATTGGTCGTGACTATCATCATGGCTACCAAGACTGCTATTCAATTGTTCGTGATTTTTATCGTCGTGAGTTAAATATTAAACTCATTGATTTTGAGCGTTTGGATAATTGGTGGAGTGATAAAAATCATAAATCGCTTTATTTAGAAAACCTAGATGCAGCGGGATTTTATGAAGTCAGCCAACCGCAGTATGGCGATATGTTAGTGTGCAATGTTGGACGTACTGAGCACCCGAACCACGCAGTAATTTGGTTGGGTGATCAGTGGCAATTAAAGTCAGAAGAAAGCACTGCATGTTTCGGTGGACCTTTAATACTGCATCATCCTTATGGTCGAAAGTCCGTGCGAGAAATCTTTGGGCAACAATGGCAAGAACGTGTTGTCAAAATAGTGAGGCACAAAGATGCTTAAAACGATCAAACTCTATGGCGTATTGGGAAAGAAATTTGGTAAGGAATTCAAGCTTGCTGTTGAAAGTACCCGTGAAGCAGTCAAAGCCTTATCCGTTCAAGTACCAGGCTTTGAACAATTCATGCTGAATGC